AAAGATAAAGACACCAAACCGAAAATGAAAGGACTCACTTTGAGCGAAGAGCAGAAGAAGACGATGGCAGAACTGCAGAAGTTCCAGCAGATGCTGGGGCAGGCGCAGCAGAAGGCCGGTCAGCTTCAGCAGGCCCTCACCCAGCAGGTGGATGCGATAGCTGAGGTGAGAGGGGTGGTCAAGTATCTGCGGGCGCAACTGCCCTCTCCAGAGGAAATGACTGAAGAGGTAAAGCTGGGCGAGAAAATCTCGCTCAGGGAACCCAAAACAGAATAGCGTCAAGGCACTAACATACGTCGCAGACACGTCGCGGCCCTCGGAAAACAAAACAAACACACCATAGGAGGGTGGACAATGAGTGAGATCTTGAGTTTGATGGAAAATCTGGACGCCCAGCGCGCGGCGATCCACAAGGCGTTCGACAAGGACGGGGTGAACCTCCGCAGGCGCTGGAACAGTCCGGAGTGGAGCAACAAGGTGGCGGACTTCGTGAACCTCTGGGCGGACGTCCAGAGTGGCAGGAAGCCCTCGTACTACATGCGAGAGGTCCTGACCACGAGTGATTTCCCGCTGCTATTCGGGGACGTGCTCGACAGGCGGCTCTTGGCGGCCTACCGGCGCACCCCCGCGACTTGGCGGGACTACGTCAGGACGGACACCGTGCGTGACTTCCGGCAGGTGAAGCGGTTCGCAATCAACACCGGCTCGATGGTTCTCGACCCGGTGCTGGAGAAGGGGGAGTACACCCCGATCGATAACGACGAGACCGAGTACAACTACACGGTCGGGAAGTATGGCAACCAGAAGGACTACAGTTGGGAAGCCATTAACACAATAGTGGCACAGTAGGCGAAAGCGACTGTGAAAAACGCCGTGAATTCGAGGAAAATCTTGATAAGAGACAACCACGAGCCAAGCCTTTCGGGAAACCGATTGGAAGGTGTAACGACTCAGGGAAAGCCTAAGGCGAAAGCTATGGCGATAATTGCCCTCCCCGTCGTGAGTAATCCTTCGGGGAAGCGCGGCGCACCCTTCGCGGGTGATGAGATAGTCTGGTCTGGCTATAAACCAATGGAAGTTGGGGAAATGTCAGAGCTAGGCAGAAATGACCTAGCTACTTTTGGAGAGTTCGACTTTAACATGACAAGAGCGACAGTAGGAAATAAGATTGCTGAGCTGGTTAGCAGATTCCCAATCGCCGTTGAAAGTAGCGTAAGGAATAATATGGTGGACGTCCAATCTCTGTCTGAGGTCAGCCCCGGTCAATCCGCAACGCTGGCAGGTATGATCGTCTCGCCTTCTGGCTTTTCTGGATTGTTCGGGCCAATTGGGGCCACGATCCCGCTTGACGTCACCTTTGTACCGCCAGTGATTGGGATTGCGCCGGACGGCTGCGGAACCCCAGATTCGGCAATAGTAGGAACAATACTTGCGGGGGGCTTCGGTTCGTTTATGCGTAAAGGTCTTGCCGCAATGAGGGCACACCTTCGTGACTGGGCCGATGTAGCGAGGATTGTTCTCTCCGGAATTGATCCTACTGCGATGCTCAAGAAAGCATTTTCTGCCACACGTTTTGGCATAGAAAGCCTTTGGCCTGAAGCGAATACCGCAGATGACACAGGTATTGGTATGCGGGTTCTCAGTATTCTCTCCTCGCTTGTAGAAACAGGAGCGAGAACAATACTTGGTGTTTCTTCTCGGGATTTCCTTGCCGCAGACAGCGCATTTCTTCATGGGCAGATTATACTACGGTCGGACACTTTTGTCAAGTCTTGAGACACTCCAAGAGTATAACAATAACGGATCAACGATGACTTGGATGCCCTGAAGAGGGCTCCCGACGAGCTGGCGACGCTGGCGAGCAACACGGAAGCCTGGTTCGCCACGAGCCTGTTCGCGAACGCGGCGGCCTGGGCTTCGGCCTTCGGCGTCGCCGCGTATACTGGCACTGCTGCGCTTTCCGTGTCGGCTCTGCGGGCGGGGATCGTCGCGATGCAGACCAGGACTGACCCGGGCGGAGCGCCGATCAACGCGCGACCCGTGTGGCTGGTGGTTGGCCCGAACCTGGAGTTCGAGGCGAGGACGATACTCGAGAGCCTCCAGCTAGACTGGGAGGGGCCGACGCCGTCCGGAGTCATCGGCGCCGGGTTCGCCTACGGCACGCAGAACGTGATCAAGGGCTACCTGAAGCTGCGGGTGAACGATTGGCTGCCCATCGTGGGGGCCAACCCGTTGACCGCGTGGTACCTGTTCACGGACTACAGCAACATCCAGGCTTTGGAAGTCGGGTTCCTGAGGGGCCACGAGACCCCGGAGGTGCGGATGAAGAGTTCCGACTCCGTGCTTCTGGGCGGCGGGCCCGTCAGCTCGATGGAGGGGACGTTCCTGGACGACGACGTGGTCTACAGGGTGCGGATGATCATCGGCGGGACCCGGATGGACTGGCGCGGCGCGTACGCTTCCACTGGTGTGGCAGCGCAGCCTCCGATAAACGCATAACATGACGAGGGGGCCGCAAGGCCCCCTCTCAAGGAGAAATGAATATGGGAGCACTTGGTGTCTGGCCGCCTCAGCGATTGATACGCCAGACCGCGAGGGCCCTGGCTATATTGCCCCCTGCCGGTGCATACGACGCCGCGCCGCTGGAGCTCGAGTCCGGGCTCCTGGGGTGGGTGACGTTCGGCGTCACGTACATCCGGGGGGCGGTGGGCGGGGCGGTAGACCTCATGATCGAGACCAGCCCCTACAACCTCGTCGGGGAAGTCCCGGCGGGCGCGCAGGAGTGGTTCACCTCGACTTTGTACATCGCTGGAGCGGCACCAGGGCCGGTCGGCAGCGACATCTACGAAGAGTTCATCACGTACACATCCACTGCCGCGACCAATGCGATCAGCTACGGGCCGATAAGGCTCGGGGGCACGATCCCAAGGTTGCGCGTTTCGTGCAGGGAGAGTGGGGTCGCCTTGACTCCAGGGACGTGTCACATAACGGCCTACTTCGCGCCATATGGAGCGTAAACTATGCCAGGACTAACGAACGAGGCTACAGGAGCGACGATAGCAGCTGTAGAAGATGTTTTCAACATTGTTAATGCCGATTTGGTTCTGCGAGAAACTGGAGAAGTTCTGACGGCGGACGGCACTGAGCAGAATACATATGTATCGAGCACGCCGTTGGGTGTGCATAAACCTCACGTCGTCTTCATAGATTTAGACAACATGGACCAAGGCGACACCACGGTCATCCGAACTTACTATCGTCTGGCAGGCGGCGGAGGTTGGCTTCTCGAGGATTATCAATCGTATACTGGCGCTGATGGCGGACTCGCGAATGGCATCAAGGTCATAGCTGTCGATCTGTATCCCAACAGGTTTGGAATCAGGATAACATTGGAGCAGACGGCTGGCACGAACCGTGACTACCTTTGGAAGTACTTCGGGGAGCAGTAAGGAGAATGATATATGCCACTAGGATTTGATCATCGCGTCACGAATATGGAGCTACTTTTGTCGCTTCGCATGGAGGAGGGGGTTGGAACGCTTTGTTTCGATTGGGCCAAGCCCCACCACGTTGTCACGCTGGTAAACACCCCGGCCTGGACGACTCTCGATAATGACCTCACCGTGCTTGACTTCGATGCGGCCGGTCCTGATCACCTGATCTGCGCGGCTGCTGGCTGCGCCGATCTCGACTTCACCAGTGGGGATTTCTCTGGGGCGTGCTGGGTGAGAGGAGATGCTCTCGGGAATCGAAACATCATGACTCACGGCGTACACAATACTGATGGGTGGTATTGGTACATAGATATAAATGGAGCAATGCAGTTAGTTACAAGTCAGGCGGCAGCATTTCAGGCCACTGTTGGCGGGGCAGGCGACATCGTCGTGGGCACATGGCGGTTCGTAGCCTTCACCAGGGTGGGTGCGGCAGTAGTGATGTATACAAACGGTCAGAACGTGACCGTCACAGCGGGGACTCATATCGATCCTGCGACGGCGGCGGCACGAAACTTCTACGTAGGCGTGAATAACGCGGCGGGCGCGGCCTGGTACGATGGAGACCTATGGAACCCGAGAGTGTGGGGGAAGGCGCTGACAGCAGCAGAACATGCTGAACTCTTCGAGATAGAACGTTCTTTGTTCGGAGTGTGAGATGGGAATTGATACGACTGGCAGACTATGGGAGATGAACCACGGGATACTGCATACCCCCCGGTTCACCGGACACATATGGTTCGTAGATGGCGCTGTTGCAGCGAGTGGCGATGGTACAACTCCTCATCAGGCGATCAAGACGATAGCGGAGGCCGTCGTGGCTGCATCCGCAGGCGACGCCATCACGGTCAAGGCCGGGACGTATACCGAAGAGGGATTAGATATGAATCTCAATTCGTTAGAGTTATGGCCTGAGATTGGCGTTATACTTGACCCCGCTAATGGCACGGCACTTACAATCAGTGGAAACTTTTGCAAGGTCTGGTGTCCTGGTGGTTCGATGTTTATCACTCCAGGAGCAAATGATACTGGGGTACAGATAACTGGACAGTCTTGCTATGTTAGTGATGTTCGAGTCAAATGCGCATCTGTAGCGGACATTGGTTTCCACGTTGGTAGTGCGGCAGATAACACAGATGGTGATGGTTCCGTATTGACCAATTGTCGTTCTTCTA